TTTCACCATTTCTTTTGATAACTTGCTTTCCGTCAGAATCGTCAAATTCAAATGTATTGGTAATGATTAATAAAGCATCGTTGCGGTCTTGGTTTATTTTTTCAGGTAAAGAAGAAAGGATTTTATTATTCCTGTCTTTTACCCCGATCTCTTTCTGTAAAGAAAGAAAGTTTTCTTTTTCTTTTTCAAGCTCTATGGATATGGTCTCATGGGTTCCATGTAAAGCATTATATTTATCTTCCCACTCTTTAGTTTTTTTAACCGCTTTTACAAGCTCTTCCGTGGGGGTTTGCCCTTTGTATTTTTCTTCCATTTCCGTTGTTACGGAAGTTTTGAATTTTTCGCCTATGACGATTGGGTCTTTTTCACCGGGCTTCAGTTCAACATCAAGAAATTTGGCTATCTCTTTGTAACCGATTTCTTTCCCTTGCTGAATACCGCCCTCCTTAAGTTCTATTTCTTGCTCTTGTGTAACGACACGCCCGTTTAGGCGCAAACCAAGCGATACTTCACCATCATCTTCTTTTAAAGCACCGCTTAATTTTTCAACGACCTCCTTACCAAAGAGGGTCGTTAAGACTTTCTCGTCTGCTTGGTTTATTTTCATTTTTTATTCTCCTTTAGATTTTAGTAATTCTTCTTCGATCCTTGATTTTAATTTTTCATCGCCGATATTAGCCATGAACTTCAATCCCAATTTAGTGGCTTCCGCCTCTAAATCGATCCGTTCTTCTGTTTTTTCTTCTTTCTTATTCTTGGTAGGTGATTCCTTGTAAAAAATCCCTGTTTGCTGCCAATTCTTGTTCAATATGTTGGCATGGCGTTGTTCGAGCCTGCAATCTGGTTTTGCTATTTCTCCTAATATTGGTTTTTCATCCTTGATAAGGATTCTTTCCATATTTGCGGGGTCTCTTTTTACGTAATGTTTGTCAAATGATTTCTCCATTTTCTTCTATTTTTAATTGATTTATTTTTACTTTTATAAATTCATCTAGCTCACCGTCCAATATACCTATTTCTTTTTCGTTGATTTCTTCTATCGTTTTTCGCATGCACCATTCATTGAAATATTCTTTTTTCGTTTTGTCGAAAACTGAAATATGCGTTGACTTGCGTACGGTTTCGATATCCCAATGTACGAATGGTTCTAGTTTAGTTTTTTTAGATTCGTAAATGAGCATCTGCTCGTTTTCCCTGAATTCTGATTCTAAAAATTGGAACAAAAGCAAATTCAATTCAGTAACCGGGGCATTGTCTTTTTTGGCTTTAATGTATTTATCCCATATTTGATCAGGCGTCTCGATCATGTACCGCCTGCCGAGTTGGACAATAGCCATATCGAATGTTTCAGGGAAATTGTATTTACCAAAAAAATTAATTAGTGCGGTATATGATACTTCAGCGGATGTAGAATATTTGTTGAGCCTGTTGTTCACTGGTTGTGCGTCCAAGAACCTACCGGTTGCCGTTTCGCTTTTAACGCCTTTGGACACAGTCGTCCCCCATTGCGTGAAAAAAATCAAGTCCCATTTCCTTTCGACAGACCCTACGAGTAGGTTGAGGGATTCTGGTGGAAGGGTGATATACCCGGCTGGCGGATCAAGTTTTACTTCATCTTTTGTAGGAACCCTCAATTGCTTTATGTCGGTTACGTCTTTTGATGCGCATTTACCGGTACCCCTGCAAGATGTGCATTCTGTTGAATACACATTTTGCCTTATCTCGTATTTTTCTATTTGCCCAGTCCCTTGACAAGACGAACATTGATCCGCATATTCCCATGGTATCGGGTAATTGTGTTCAAAATCGGCTATCGACAAAATAGAATTTGATACAAAATATTGATCCAATAGTTCTATTTGTGCATCTATCGGTGATTTTTTCCACCCGCTTACGTTGTCGATTATATTTGAACAAAGTATAGCAGGGACTTGATCGAAAGAATGCTTTATCTTTCTTAATTGTTCGATACCTTCTTCGGTTAATTTATATTCGTACCAATTAACCTCGTCGACAGCCCAAAAAGTTTCGTTTTTTATTGGTTTGTTCCCTTTTTTTGATTTAACTTCTTCTGTCGAATGCGGCTCAAAAATTACCCAATCGACAAATATACCGTTCTGTTCATATGACCTTATAGAGTGTATAGACTTATACGTAGGCCATGCAGTCCTGTCTTTTACGTCGATTTCGACCGTGCTTTCTTCTATGAGGATCAAACCGTTCGGATCGACGATATGCTTATTGAACCATATTTGTTCCATATATTGGTTCAACGAATATCCGTTTTTTATATTCGAGAGTATCTTTACGAATTCCTTTTCATTTAAGTCTTGTTTTGTAGTGAATTTATAATTTTTTGAACCGCCACGTGCATTGAACACATTATCTGTAGGCCTTAACAATTCTTCCGTAACGAATTTATTGGAAATAGAATATTTGTCCCTTGCCGCTTTTTGTAATTCGTTCTCGTAACCATTGAATTTCTCAAGTGCTTCGTCTTTTCCTATCCCTTCAACGTGCAATAATAGTTTATTGTTCATTTTCCTAGCCCTGACCATTCTAAAGTCGTTAGCACCAATAGGGTAAACCAATTCTACTTCTTCTTTAGTTAACATCGTCCTGTGTATATTTGAAATCCACGGGCATTGGCGATATTTGTATCAAGACCTACGAAATATTTTCTATTTACAAATCCTTTTGTCGGCAATTTGAGTGTATTTTATAATACAAATATAATAGTAATTATTTTTTGTTCTGAAAAGTTCTTGTTTTTGTCCTATTTATAGTGGATAAATAGGCTATTTTAAGGTTGTTCCCTTTTTTTGCTTCAATTTTATTTCATCGAAATATATCTTCCACCCATTGAACTCCTCTGTTTTTCTTCCTTCGTCCATAGCTTTGACCTCCCATCTTTTTATGGTCTTTCCTGATGCGATGCCTATCAACTCAGCAACCTTGCTGTACCATACGTTTGAATACGAATCACCTGTCTTTTCGTTCGTCACTACCATTAAGGGTTGCTTTCTTATGTTTTATATTGTTTAAACTTTAATATTTTTTATTCATTGTTAATTATTTTTTTACCAAAACGCTTTTCGCTCTGGTTTTATTTCAAAATACATCCCCATTATTAACATATCTAAAAAGTCTGGGCTATGACCTAAACTCTGTTTCATTTTATCTTTACTTATTAGTCGATACTTTATTATATCATCATCTATTTTGTCTCGTTTTAAACAGGTAGCAATTTCGGTTTTTATTATTTCTTCTTCCTCTTTTGTGCATTCAATATATATTTCACTTGCGTTTATTTTCTCTGCTAATTTAAAAGCGCATTGAGATTTTAAGTTGTAGTATTCTTTATCTTTAGCCTTAGCCCCACCGTGAAATGTTACTATATTTTTAATGTAACTTTCTAAATACGCACCAAGACCATCACTATCTGCTACTATCTTTGTGTTCGGTGTTGATGTTCTATTTTTCAGCTCTGTCAGGCTGTTTTCAATGTCTTTACCGTCTGACTTTGGTTTGTTAATAGCCACGTTAACCCTAAGCCCATTAAAAGAACCTGCTATAAACCTATCCCTGCCTTGCATTGCCAAGTCTGCGCTTATTCTTTTCTCCCCGTCTTTTACGTGTGTGTTTGTGAATAAATCACATATAGCGTCATAATCACACAATACACTTGGGTCGTCATCATAGTCAAAGTTGCCATGTATCTGCCTCTGAATTGTAACCTGATCCCCTGTTTTTAGCATATCATTAATCCATTCCTTAACAGATGGATGTGGATTGTCTTTCGGGAGTGCCGGAATAAACTTTTTGTGTTCGTCTTCAACTTTATCCCGATATGGTTTAAAATAACGATTATAAACATGATTTTTCGCAGGGTTAAAACATTCAAATTGCTTTCTTTTTAGCCCGTATTTATCGTTATTCCTCCATCCAGTACGTTCAAACAACTTATATACAACTGATAATTCTGTCTCCTCACTCTGGTCTATCGCTGATCTCGTTAACTCAAAACCCCCAAACCTTGTATTTAAAGGATCAGATGGCTTATATGCAGTATCAATAAGAAATATATCAGACTTATTTGTAAACGTTATTTTGTTAAGTTCGTGGTTATAATTAAACGTGAATTTTGCAGTCTTTTTAATCTTATAGTCTTTTATTCCGTAGAAATCAAGTTGTTTAAACATTGTTAAAAGAACTGTCCTTTTTAATGTAGTAAGTTCTTTTCTTGAAAGACCCCACGCAATATCGGGATAAGTATGGCAATCAAATATAATAGCCGTACATTCTATTATTGTTTTACCAGACCTTGCCGAACCACCATAACCTATATCAGTTGTACTGTCATCATTTATTAATTCGAGTACCTTTATCTGCTTGTCTGTCATGTAAAAATATTCCCCATCTGGGAATTGTCCTATGGGTATATTCTTATATTCTCCACGCTTATAAAGTTCTACATATATTTCAAACTCATGCGGTGTCATTTAGATAATGATTTCAAAGAACGTTTTTCTTATTTAAAGTCTTTATTGCTTCTGCTCTCTTAATTAATTCATCTGTTGATTTGTTAGATAAATCGTCTATTCCAACACTACCAGAATGTTCTAATTTTTCCGGTTCATTATAACCCATCATTTTATTTATTTCCTGAATAGCTCCTATTTTATTATAAAGTTTAATTTTAACATACTTTACATCCACCCATTCTTTATCTTCTTTTTCTGTATTATATATTTGCTTCTGTTCTATTTTCGTATCTATGCTTTCAATTACTTCTTTTTGATCGTCTGTTAATTCATTAAAATCTTTTAACTCAATCCATGTATTATGAAGATGTGCTATTGAGGAATATGCAAGCTTTGCAAGCTCTTTTACATTTTTTATTTTTGACACCCCTGTTAATTCTTCTATATTTGATTTAAGTAATGACACATAAGTTACTATTCTAACATCTTCTAACAGCCTTGTGGCACTTGCAGATGCAGACTTATACTCACAATCTGGGTATGCTTTCATATAAGACTGCACCCTATTATTAAATAAAAAATACTGACAAAAGTTTTTTTGTTGCTCATTTAATTCTTCTTCGAGCATATCTCTTGTGTATATTTTTTCTTCTTCCATTACTATTTTTACTTAGACTAAGACTAAATACTATATTAATGATATTTTATTCATTTATTTTTGTTTTGCTGCTATATGTAGGCATATCGTTCATCCTTATCGCTTTTATTGATTCGTCATTGTTTAAAATCGCTTTTGCTACCCTGTGCCACCCATCGCATATAACACCTTTTTCATCAAGTATTATAGGGTTTGACATATCTACATCTGATACTCTTTTTGCATGGTGGATAAATTGATAAAAACTATCGATGTCCCATATTTTCATGCTTAGATTTATTGATGATACAGGGATCTCAAATGTTTTATATTTTTTTTCTTTGCAAAACTGTATAATAGTAGATGCGTCCCAAGTATATTCAAAGCCATCAGCTTCCCGAACATACACATTTTCGCTTAATTTAGTTACATTTACTTTTACTATGCTCATCTTTATTTTTAGCAAATATAATATAAAAAACAGTATTATGCAAATTTACTGTCATAAGTACTAGTTAATTACTATACAAAATAACAGTTTTGACATAATTATTCACTTTTTTCTTGACAAATGAAGTTTAATTGGTTACATTTGAAGTGTTAATTAAGTTATAAACATATACCGAAATAAAATGAAAACTTTAAAAATAATCGAAAAAACAAACAACGCTGGCGCAACTTTAGTAATTGATAGTGAAAAACTAATTGGCGTTGCTACAAAGAGTTTATATGTACGCAAAGGTTTTAAGAATGGCACTTTGTTTTTAAGCCAAAGAGGAAACGGGACCAACGGTGCTGGCGACATTTGCAAAATAAATGAAGATGCTGAATTTGAAGTAAACAGCAACTTATTTAACAGATTAACATTATATGCAGAAAAAGCAAACGCAATTGTTAAATAATATGAACCGCCAAAAAATTTATCTAGCCCAAATGGATTATGGGTTTGGGAAAAGCGATGAAAGTTGGTTACCTTGTACAAAAGATGATGAATTTATATATTTCAAAAGAAATAAAGCCGGAGTACACGCTTGGCATTGTGGAAGAGTTGCTTTAAGTGATAATAAATTACTTGATCTAAAACTAAATGGGTAATGAATTGGATTAAACGATTATTTAATAAAAAGGCAGAAACCAAATTGGATGCACCAAGTTTGAATATAGATGGTAGCTTTATTAATGCTGATAAGTTTGAGGGAATTTGGGTTGCTGAAAATGTTAATGGTAATTATGGTGCTAGTAAATCTTTGAGAGATAACGACTATATAGATTATCATATTTGGGAAGACCAAAATAGTTCTGAAATATATAAGAAGCACCTACCTAACACTATGGTTATTAGAGGTAATAATCCTAACATAATATTTCACGGTGGTTGCTTGGGATGCATCTCTCAAAGAAATAACGGCATTGATAGATGTAAAGGTTGTCAATACTTTAAAGGTAATTGGAGAAAACCAAATTTGTATGTTGAAGGCGAGATGCTAATTTAGAAATAGTAAATATAAGCCGTATGATTCTTGATTTGAGACACCTACAAACTAAATAAATATGAATAAAAAACAGGATATAATAAGAGGATATTTGAATTGTACTTGTGATGCAGCATATAAAAGTAGGAGACTAACAGACCCGGATTGTTTTTTATGCGA